TTACACCACCGAATTCAAATATCGCTGAAATGCAGAGCATGTTGCATTCCCTGCGTAACCATCTACAGTTAAGCCGTATCCTTGACCATTAAGATACCTCTGAAGTGCACAAATGGTATCATGTCCGATATACCCATCTGCGGTAACACTTAGTCTCCTCTGTAGCAATCGGACAGTATATGAGCCATCAGAGCCCCACTGCACTCCATATTTCATATTCATGATGTATCTTGCACAGCTCTTGAGCTGTCCACTCAGTATGCCATCCCTATACTGTCCACCAAGCCACTTTTGCATCTTCAGTACAGACTGGTATCCAAACAATCCATCTATAACAAGCTTTCCATCGCTCGTGATATAGCTCTGTGACGGTGCTACATATCCACCTGCACCCAGTCTCTTATTAACCTCATTTGCTATATATGAGAATTTAGACGCCAAGTAAGGTCCAGGGCACGCAGTTGCCATATAATATCTATGCATTTGCAAGTTACCATTGCGGTCACCAGTAAATACTAGCTTAGCAATTCCGTTTCTTCTGCAAATATCTACGCACAGATTTATACAAGATTCAATCGCCCTATCTGATACATGCCAATTAGTGGACGCTCCTCCATCGTTAGCCAGCTCCATTGTAACCGCCTTTGCATCTCCCCACTTGTTGGCTACAGACCAAGCCCTGTATGCCTCATCTACATACTGACCAATTCTTCCATCGGAACCAATGCCATAGTGAGTGCTTGCTTGCCTTGTCTGGAATACTCGACCGCACTGCTCAATACTCAAATTTCCTGCCATATGATGGATTATGATAGTAGTTATTTTACTTCCCATTCTACTGCTTGAATGAGGAGTGATTATGCGTTTATTTACTAGACTGCTGTTGCTCATCGTTGACCTCCTTACTAGAACTATCCCAACCTCTGCCCATACTATCTATTTCTTCAAGATCATGCTTGCCATAGCTCATTGCTAGGTCTCTTTCTTTTGTGCCGGGAGTCGTCGGATCGACGACAATCCCCAGCAGTGTCAAGATGCCAACAAGCATTGTTACAAGTTCCATCAGCTGCTCTTGCTCTACACTTGGCACTATACCAAGCACCTTAAGTGCCTGATAAATTAAAGCTGTGACCGCTGCTACGAATGTAAGTAGCCACGTCTTGTTCCTCGCCCTGATTTTCCAATTGATTTTCATTTTTTCTTTTCTCCTTTCAAGAATTAAAAAACCGAGCTTTCGCCCGGCTAACTAACTTATTTTTGATTATCCTCAAGGTCATTAAGCCTATGATTCGTGACCTTGAGCCTTTCCTCGATTACAGGAATCCTCGAGGCAAAGTCGTTATGCTTCCTCACCTCTTCGGTGAGACGGTCAATCTTATAATCTGTAAGGCCGCTGCTTTTCTTGATGCCATATAGCGAACCTATTCCAGTCCCCAGGGCTGATATTGCAGCAACCATGATGCTTGTCAAGTCCATTGCTTATTTAAACTCTCCCTATTCTTGATAGACATATACCGTACGAGGCTCGCTCCACCCATTTTGTACAAAAGTGTATTGATGCCCCTTGATTACAGCAACGCAAAACGACCCGTACTGTTGATTATTTGCGATTGTACATAATCCAACATATTCATTATCTGTTAAATCTTTGCAAAACAGATATGCGCCGTTCTGTGTAGCTCTTCCGTTACACGTTAAAATGCCGTCATGTGGTGCTGTCCATGTGCCATTGAGTGATATGCTTTCCTTTACGTTGTGTTTTTCATCAAGCCTCTTCAGCTTATTCTTAACTTCTGTCATGAATTTATTGAGAGATATCATTATGCGACACCTCCCATCTTTATTAGTTTTGTAAAGCGTCTGAATAGCTTGAATTTACAAGGTTTTACCCCCCCCATATAGGAAATAACAACCTTGACTTTGCAGTTATTCCATTCGGCACCGGATATAAGCTCAAGATTTCCAGAGCGGACAAGCGCAGCTAATCCCCACTCGATATATCCTCCGCTACCGTAGTTAAGCATTGGATAAGATAAAGGCAAAGTATAATTCGCATACTGTGCCGCTCCGCTAATTGACACGATTTTATCCACATCTATACCAAGGATGCCCAAAGGATTTATACCCTTCTTTACGTTGAGAGTTTTGGTTATAACCTTTGTCCTAATGCCAGTGTCCGCCTCATCGATACTTTTAAACTTTTCCGTGATAGCTGCAAGCGTGTTATTAAGACTTATCATATTCCACCTCCTATACTCTTATGCTGCTACCAAAGTAAGCAACAAGCTCAGACTCTAACGATGTATTATTGATGTGTACATCGGTCATGCTAATATTCGCATTGCTCACATCCGTTCTCAATTTATCTATTTTGTTTTGTAAATTGCCCGCTGCGGTTCCACTTACTGCTGCTTGTAACAAACTTACATACTGATTAGATATTGACTCAAGATTAAGAGGAGTAGGAAATGCTGGAATCACCATCCCACACAGTTCTCTGTCCAATCTTGTATCAACAATATTTGTATTGGTTATCTCTGTTGCTCCCGGCATTACATATATATCGGCTAAAGCAATTTCGTAATAGTTTGATTCTCTCACAAGTTCGGGCGCTGTTGGAGTTGTGGATGATACCCCCTCCTTCTTATAAATCTCAATGCTTCGTACACTGTCAGAATCATCCATTCTAGCTATAATGCGATCTATTCTTTTTAACGATGAATGTGCAGCACTAATTGAAATGTTACGTTTACTTGCCTCATACCCTCTAGCACCTTCAATATGGCAACCTCCTGGCAATATGCTTACTGTCATATTGCCTTCTGCTATAACCTGTAATTCACTACCATCATTTTTTGTAACAAAAACTCCATTGCTCCAACATAATTTATTGAACTCTCGTTCAAGTTTATGGTCAATAGCTCTATCTCCATATGGATCTGATGGTGTAGTTTTTGAGATAAATGGATAACTTATCATGTTTGCTCCTTTCTATATGTTTAGCTGAACATATTTAGTTTTTCTCGGTGTTCCAAAAGTTAAGTTTATATCCACTTTGTTTTTATGATGCGTTTCTGTCACCTCAACAATTTGAGCGGTAAAGCTCTTTTTTATTTCGTCGAATACAATCGTGCAAGTATCCCCTATGTTATAATCTTCAAGATATTTGAATGTATTTTGCAAGATATCTATGGATATAATTTCACTTTTATAATGATTCAACATTTCTTCGCGAGCTTTTTGCTGTAACTGAGCTCTGATTGTTGTTTCATTTTCTGGCTTAAGTTCAATGCCACTCACATTGCCTTCAACTATCATGCGTGGGTATACATCTATATCCCTTGGTCTGTTATTTGAATCTACTAAATACTCATGAATTCTACCTTTTTGATTTCCAGATTCATCGGTTATAACCTCTTCATTTGAAAAACCTGTAGATTCCATTGTTTGCCTAATTTCAATATACGGAACTGCTCCGCTATCATCATAGGCATATTCAATTTTTGCAACATTTTGATACCCTTCACCAAAAAACACCTTATCAGATAAATTTCTTCCTTTAAGAGTTCCAACTCTAAACATAAAATGCGGTTCATCCGGATTTTTCAACCAAGGTTCTGCCCAATCTACATATGCAATAGATGGATGTAGAACCACATAATAACTCATGTTATTAGGTATAAGATATTCATATAGTGAGGTACCAATTTCTTTACCAGCTTCAATTGACATGCTAAAAGGATCTGGCCACTCACTATCTTCTGTCGGCCAGACACCATTTATAAACGTAGGTCTAGGTTCATCACCTTGTTTGAGTGCATTTAAGTTAAGTAATTCTCCGCCTATTTTGCTTATAACCCAGTCGTTATATTCTGGATGTTCAGATTTGGCTGCATATACATTCCAATCTGACCGTGCAACCATCCAGTTTAGAGCTTTTTCAGCAAACAATCCGCTTGCCGTAATAAATGTCCCTTCTATTTTCTTTTCTACAACAACTTTCTGCACTATACCTGTTTCATGACGACCATCAATAGTAATGTATTTAATTCTGTTGTCCCATTTTTTGGCAATAGTATAAATACTGAATGTTCCTGGTTCTTTCCATTTTCGCTGCCACACTATTTCTATAAAATCAATTGCAGGCAAAATATTCATAGCTTTATCGTAAAACACAATCATATGCCGTCGTACCTCCCGATATAACTTATATCTGTTTTAAATGCATCGCCATTTTGTGCTTTGACAGTTATCATATTATCTCCTGGATGTATGACTAATCGTCGGTAATCAGCACCTGTTGTAATTGGAATCATTTCACCATTTTTAGTCGCAAACGATTTAGATCCATCAACTACAATAATGTCTCCGCTATGAGCTTCAACGTTGATAGATTCTGTAACTGTCCCAATCGTTATACTTAAATTTCGAATATATCCATTTGCAGTAATAGTAATCACTGGTTTTGTATCTATAGAACCTATGTAATTTACTATTATCGAATCCGTTTTATCTTCTGTTGCATATAACAGTTTCTTTCCGTTTAAATATGATCTTTTGACTACCCATCTTGGAGTTATACTTGATAGATTAGTTTTATCTGTATTTTTTGCAAAAAGTTCTGAATGTGGTGATAAAAATGATACTGTCAAAGTTGCATTCTTTTTATATCTCTCTGTAGGGATTGATAATGTAGTAATCTCACAATCTTTTGCAACTTTCGTATCTCCCATATATGTAACTTCAAGGTCATAAGTATATGATGGATTGTGAAAAAATATAGCCCTGCTACGTAATGTTCCATAATTTCCATCATTGTAATGACGAGGTACTGTAGATAGTTCAATTTGTCTTGAACATTTTCTTTTGCCTGTAATTATGTCGCCATTTCCTAGACCTTGTGGTTCTTTAAATACTTCTAGCTGAGGGAAATCGACTCCTTCAAGTTTGATCATCATAAAGTCATCGTTTTCGTAATAGAAAATCGAGCCATCACTCCTGATGGCCCTAACACTGTATCCGTTCTCTTTCATTTATTGCCCCCCTGCTAGCCCTATCTTAAATGCCGCATCCTTGATTGCTCTTGTCGTTTCTCCCGGAGTCTTAACTGGTTGATAAATGTTGATATTTTGTACAACTCCTCCGCTAAACGCATCTTTATACGCTGGATACATACCCATCTGACTCCAACTCGAATTAGCTGTTCTTACTAAATTAGGATTAAATGCATCAGTCATTGTTCCTGCAGCATGCTTCATTGATGTAGTGAGAACACCCTCATTGCGTTCAACTCCAAGTGCTATTCCTGATGGTATGAAATGACCAACCTCTGCAGCAAATACCTTAGATGGTGACTCAATACCGAGTGCTTTCTTTGCTGATTTAAGAGCTCTGGATGCTAGATTTTTCATTGCTGAAAATAATCTACCAGCTGCACCAGCAATACCTCTTATAATTCCAGAAATAATGTGGGTTCCTATGCTGCCCCAGCCACCGGATCTAAATGCGCTAATCATCCTTGACACGGCGCTTTTCGCCTTATTCCACATTCGACTGCCCAAACTGGCAAGCCCGGATATAATTACAGATATAATTTGTGCGCCTATTCCGGTTAGTACTCCCCACGCTGACCTAAATCCTTGTATCATGCGGACAATAGCCGTTGCTCCTGCGTTAAACAGTAATGCTGGTAAATTTGCAAGCGCGTTAAGTATGGTTGTCCCCAAGCTTTGAGCAGCGCTGAACAATGCTCCAACACCACCTCTTAATGCTCCGACTATACCCCTGATTATAGTTCCTCCGAGATTGAGCCAGCTAAATGCGGTGAATGCATTCCATATAGCTCTCAAGATTTGTGGAATATTAGCAATTAATGTTGGAATGGCCTGGATCAGACCTTTTGCTAATGTAATGATAATTTTTACGCCAGTAGCAAGTACCTTAGGTGCATTATCATTAATGATACCTGCAATGTTCGTTACTATTTGCGGAATCTTTTGAATCATTACTGGCATCGATCTTGCAAATCCCTGTGCTAGTTTTAAGAGCATATCCATCCCAGCACTTATAAATTTACCCGCATTATTTCTAAGGCTTGCAGTAAACTGTGTAATCATACTTAGTCCCTTTGATATCAGACCAGGCATATTTGCTCCTAAACTTTTACCAATCTGACTAAATAATTGAGGGAATGTAGTTCCTATTACATTTACAAGCCCTTTTGCAATGTTACCAAGTGCCGGCAGTAGATTGCTTAGGAAAGTGCCTGTGGAGCTAACTAAATTCTGAAGTGACTGACTAACATCTCTACCCAATGTTAGATTGCCCGCAAAGTCTTTAGCAGATGCTTTCATCATGTTGAACGAACCGGATATGGTGCTTGCCGCTTCTTTAGCGGTTGTTCCAGTTATTCCCATCTGCGTTTGAATTGCGTGAATAGCCTGTGTCACATCAGAGAAGTTGCTAATGTCGTACTTCTTGCCAGTTAACTTTTCGGCATCATTTAACAGCCTCTGCATCTCACCTTTAGTACCGCCATACCCAAGCTTCAAGTTATCAAGCATCTGATATTGACCACGAGCAAGCGACTGATATGTTTGAGTTATCATGCTTATATCTGAACCCATCTTATTGGCGTTATCAGACATGTCCGTTATTGCTTGATTTGACAGTTGTGCTGCCTTTTTAGTGTTACCTCCAAGCGAGCTAATCATCGCTGCGGAAAATGATGTGACATTTTCCATATACTCATTAGCTGACATACCTGCTGTCTTGAATGCTTGTGATGCATATTGCTTAACTCTACCAGCTGAGCCTTTAAAAAGTGTTTCCACTCCTCCAAGTGACTGTTCTAGTTTTGCCCCTTCGAAAATTGCTGTTTTCAGAGCTTTTCCTATCCCGGCTGCTATTAAAGCTTTTTTAATCTTGCTACCAAGACTTGTACCTAGTGATTGTCCTGCTGAATCAAAATCACCGCCCATGCTCTTTTTGAGCATTCCGCCTATACCTTTGGCCGAGGGAATTACTTGTACATATGCTTGACCTAATTCTGTCGCCATTTACTCCCCTCCTATAAGTCTTTTCCTTGCTGCCTCATACTCCTCTGAACTATCAAAAGTTATTGATTCATCCCCTATGCGTTCAGTTTCTTTGGTACTAGACATATTGTTTGATATCGCTTTTGGATGGTTTCTGTTGTTTTGGCCATCCTCTGTTTTTGTCCATAAGATGACATTTAGGACATCGAATATAGAAGCCAATAAAAAAGTGTCAGGAGCTACTTTAAGCCCCGACACTTTAGTCTTAATCCTACTTGATTCTTTTAGTCCTATTGCTAACTTTGCAGCTAGTCTCGCCGGCAAAGCAGAAATATCAAATATATGGTATGTCTCCACAAAATCACAGATTAGTGCATCCTCATCTATGTTTATGAAGCTAGCAAGGATCATTAGTTTTTTAGTTCATTTGATAAAGCGAATATTTCGCTTAGCTCCTGTTCAATTGCACTAGATGGTACAAAGCCATCTTCGGTGCGTACATGATCATACAAATTCTCTTTATTGTCTCCAAGCATTAGCTTGATGACTTTAGATATCTGTAATGGATCTTCATCTAATTCGGCCAATGCATCAATTAGCTCCATGTTATCTAAGCGCTCTGCTTCAATGTTGAATACAAAACCGCTCTTAGTTTCTCCACTAACAAATTTCTGTTTCGACTTTGCCATTTAGTTTCCTCCTAATCTGTTGCCTTTTCAATATACTCATAATGAGTGTTTTCAGTTTCATCCGGTTTACTTGTTATGGTAATACCGTATCCAATAAGCTTATTATCCCTGTATTCGATTTTCTCTACATCGGAAATTGAACCTACCGGGATAACAAGCCTTTTGAGGTATCCGCCTCTTAATACTGTCTCAACGACATATACTGAATCTTCAAGTTCTTTAGCATTAGCTTTTATAGTCACCTTATCTGCCAAAGTTCCTGTAACATTATCGTTACCAAAGACGGTCTTTAGCACTTCTACGTTAAGTGCTTCTAGAAGCGTTGTTTTGAACTTATCTGTCTTTTCTTTAAGCAGTGAAGCAACTGTATTGCCGCCCCATGCTTTAACATCATCAGAACTGATTTTGTTCTCGTTTTCTACACCATCATCGCTAATATAGCCAAGAGACTTAAAAGCTTCATCAAGCTTTGTTTTTGCATCCGTTGGTACGGTCGTTCCAATTGGTGCTCTATAAATAGCACCGCCGACTTTTGGTTTTCCAGCACTAACGTATGCTGTATTTACACCATTTGCCATTTGGTTTCCTCCTAATCTTTGTAATATGTGATATCAAACACCGCTTGGTATCTATATCTCTTTGTAGTTAAATCTGTAAAATTATAGTCAGAATTGAGTTCTGCCTTGATTACTCCATTTGTTTCAGCTAACTTTTTGATTGATTTTTTCACTCTTTCGTTCAGGCTTGCGGCCTTAAACAAAGAACCTCCATAAGACTGAAAAGCAAAGGTTGCTGTATTTAGTCCTTCGTCTTCTTTTCCACTCGTTTTCTCAAAAAGCACAAAGTCTTTTCCCGCTTCTTCGGGTTCTTCAATATACACTGGAGTTGGAGTAAGCTCTTTCTTGAGCCACTTCAAAATTATTGATTCAATCATATTAGCCTCTCATCGCCTTTAGCAGGGTGTTATTTTTAGAGTTATCTTTTCTTGCTTTAACTGTTGCAGCATGCACTGATGCGTTTACTCGGTTTTTACCTGTATATACAGTTACCTCGTATCCATCGCCGCATCTTCTCTGAATTTTATTAGCATATGATTGGCATATATCCGCCATTTCTTCAGATTTCAGCAAGATTCTTACTCCTGCTCTGTTTAACTTAAACTTAGCCATAATGTTCCACCTGCACTTGTTTATTCCACGCTAGCGGTAATAACTCTTCAATTCCTTGAACTGGTTTTCCAACGACTTTGAATTTTTCGCCAAAAAACTCAACAATGCAATCCGTCCAGATGTGGTTATCACCTTTTGGGATCGCTAATTTGTATACAACTTTATCGCTTTTAAGAGATGTCCTTGTTGTTATATCCTCTGCAGTTACCGGAGCAACCAGCACATTCTCGACATCAATTGTGGTGTCTTCGTATATTGGCGCATCAAATTCATCTTTACCAGTTTCTACTTTTTCATGAAGTTTGACTGTAATTCCTTTAATCTCCATATAAATCAATGACCCCCATTCTTTGACGTCTTATGCCAAGCCTAGCCAGCTCGGTATCTTTAATAAATAAGCCTCCGCCCGGAACTAAAAATGTTCCTGATTGAGAATAGCCGAGAGCTGATTCAGATGCTTGAATCATTGGTTCCCTATTTGTGGATGTCATCAAGGTTCTTGCAACTATATCAATCGTTACAGATTTTGCAACTGTAGCAAGGGATGGAGTGGATTCAATCATCTGATCTAAATTTTTTTCACACTTCTTTGCCTCGTATCTTAAGCTGTCGCTAACAACATCAAGCAGTTCCTCTGCACGGCTTTGCTCTTCTGCTGTCATTTTTCGCCATAGCTTAGTTAGTTCATCTATAGTTGCATAAGCACTCATGTTCTTTACTCCTCTGCAGTTTCTTCATTAGCCTCTTCATCCGGGGCAGTTTCTTCATTAGCCTCTTTAGACTTTTTGCCTTTAGATGATTTGGATTTCTCTTCTACTTCTTCCCAGTATTCTCCACTGATAGGTGCATCCACATCAATGAATGCACCTGTTCTTGTATTTAGATATCTCATAACTTTAACCCTGCTTGATAATTCTTGAGAAAGCTGTTGGATCTAGGATACCCCAGCCAATGTAAGTTTCAGCTCTTAGGTATACCTGGTTATGTGCCTTAAGGTCTGCCCCGCTCTGGTCAGGATCACCGTAAGGGATAACTTCAAGTGGAATTTCTTTAGCGTAACCCCACTTAAACGCATTAGCGAAGTCTCCGGCATAACCTGCACCTTCATTTGCAAAAGATACTGTGCTGTTAACATCGCATGGAATTCCACCGAGTGCCGCTGGGCTTGCACCGAATCTAAACTCTGGGTACTGTGGTACTCCATTAGTTTTAATCTTTGCTAGCTCACTTCCGAAGCTCTTTGCGAGTGCAAATCCGGTTACATCGTAATCTCCAATCGCCGCTGCTGCTGTTTCCAACACTGCCTCTTCATTGCCGGCAGTATAATCAACCTTGGTTACGCCTGTTGCAGTATCAAAGCTGTTCTTACCGATTGTAACGGAGACTTCTTTGTCTCTTGGGTTGATACCGTGCATGGCCATGATATCAAGACCTCTTGCAACCTTCTTTGCATAGCCTTCGCTAAATGCAGCTAGGATTTCAAGCTTCTTTTCCTCTGAAGCGTAAAGGAATTCATCAGTTACCCTAGTTCCGTATTCAACCTTTACTGGCACCATTTTGACTGGTGCAACTGTCACTCTTCCTGCCTTCTTTACGCCGCCCTCTGCAACAAGGTTCACCTCATCATCCATTGAGAATGTGAAAATCTCACTTCCTGTGAATGCAATTGGCATCTGCGAAGAAAGCTTCGCAAGTGAAGATTTACCTTTTACTTTGTCGAACATCCCAGTTACTAGCTCAGGATCAAACAATGTTTTCATCTGTAGTGTTTCTGCCATTTTCTTACTCCTCCATTTTTAAAAATGTAGTTCTTCTAACATTTTCTTCATTGCTGCATTCTTTGAATTGCCACCGCCACCTTCATCGTCATGGAGTGGCGGTGCTTTTCTTGTTGATGCAAACTTTTTGAGCCCCTCTGCATCTTTTCTAAGTGCATCTTCATCATCTCCGGTAAGTCTACCTGCTAGCTCGTATGGTAGCCCGGCTTCATGAGCAATCTTGATTTTTAGATTGCTCTTCTTGTAGCCATCAACCTGTTTTTGAAGTTCGGCAATTTGGCCGTCATACTTTTCTTTGGTTGTACCGAAAGAATCAATCTGCTCTTTGTAAGTTGCAAGAGTCGTCTCATATTCCGCGTTTTGACTTTTTATGTCGTCATAATCGCTGTACTTTTCTTCAACCCTGCTTATTCTTTCTTGAATTGCTGAGTTGAACTCCTCTTGTGTTGTGATTGGTGTAAAATCACTCATTGTTCCACCTTTCCCTGCTTTAACCGCATGCAGTCTGCGTAATATCTAAAAAGACAACTCCCGAATTGAAGTTGTCTTAGTAGCTAACCTTTTGTTTTTTCTTTTCCTTGCTTTCTGAACATTGCCAGTATGCTAATATCGCACTATCCATGAGGGCTATCTCTAATTCATCTACTAGAGACTTATAGCCAAACCCTCCGTTACTTCCTATAGCTCTTTTATCGCAATTGCTGACTACTTGTGCCAATGATGGTTGCCCGGAGTGGCACAGTGTCTTTGAGTAAATACCGCTTTCAAACGTTGAGTTAGCAAGTATTATTTCCCGAACTTTGGGGAATATAGGAGTTCCTAATTTCATATCGTACATTTCATCTGCCAATAGCTGCTGTCCAATAGCTCCGTCAACTGTAACAACATCAACATGAGGATTCATGATATACGGCAGCATCCATTGATTGCCGGCTCTTCTAGGTCTACAATCAATTGCTTCAACAAATATCCGTCCGTCCTTTGTCCTTGAAGCTATAGACATAGCTACATTAGCTCCATCATTGCTATATTTAACGCCTAAGAATAGCTTTCCTTTCAATTCCGGCATTGCTGGCACTTGGAGTTCTGCCCACTCATTTTTACTAATTACAGATTTTTGGTTATACCTTAGCCACAGTCCTAGTCGCTGTATATTAAAGTCGTCATCATCGTTGCCTATTTCATCAAGTATTTTTCTCTCTGTTAAGATAGTTCCGAGTGATGGGTTAGTTCTATACCAAGCTTCTTTATCTCTAGGATCTGTCTTCTTCTCCACGGACCATTCAGCCCAGCCTGTATTGACTGTGCCCCCTGAAAGCGTATTTTTTCTTAACTTTGTAAAAACTGTTCCGGAGCTCACCGGAGTAGGCGGCGTTCCGCAGTATATTGTCTGTGGATTCGAGCTATCCGATACTACATACTTGAGTGCAGATTCTTGATCATCTGTATACTCCTGGGCTTCGTCAATTATAAGCAAATCGAATCCTTCACCGAGACCGCCTTTTGCTGTCCTGGTTCTGAATTCGATTTTGCCGCCACCTTCAAGTTCAATATGTTCTTTTCCGTAGGCTCTATATGTTGATTTTATTTTTAGTTTAGCTTTTGTAACTAGATTTAAGAGACGTTCCCACGCCGCATGTGTTGTCGATGTTCTATGCGCTGTATGGAGTATATGCTCTCCTTTTTTCAGACCATATAGCTCTCTTATAGCCACAACTTCGTTCTTACCATTACGACGTGGTACTGAATACCCGAATTTTGAATGTATCCACAGACCGTCTTCATTCACTGCTAAAATGTCAAATATTAGCAATTCCTGCCATTCCTGGGCTGTTCTTCCTGTTTTGCTATATAGCTTTATGGCATCTGCGCCTTTGGTTTTGTAATAAGGCAGAGTAACGAATTGGGTTGGTATCTGCCTACCTATCCGCACTTCTGACATGCTCCCTCCCTAGATTTAATTTGGGGTGATTGACGAGAATCGAACTCGCGATGTCGGAGTCACAATCCGATGCTTTAACCACTTGGCTACAATCACCATATTGAAATTTAATTTTATAGCTGATATACTACTTATACATAAAGAACTTCTTTCCCTGCCACCCGGGTTTTGTGGGGGGGAGAGAGGTTCTTTTTTATACTCTTTCTAACATTTTTATTAATTTATTGTCTTTAATCAGGATAACTCCTTCTATGAACTGTAAATGCTTACTGTGAAAAGCCGAATCTAAATATGTATCTATTTCTTCTATGCTTAAATCACATTCACTAACATCCAGTGCAACATAATTAGCTTGATTTTTTACTTCTTTCAAATTATTGTAAATTGTGTTTTTTCCTGAACCAGTTGGTTCTTTCAAATCAAGTTTGTATTTATCATCAACCATATAATCTGGAACTCTTATATGCTGTGGATTATTTATCTTTGGCATCATTTTTATTTCGCCACCAATTGTATTTGTTATTAATTCTGCATGGCTCAATTCACTTTTGCTATATTCTAGCTTATTTTTAACACCATCTAAGACATACTTTTTCCTATCAATTACGAATTCTTTTTCATTATCCAAGACTTTACCTTCAGTCTTGAAATTTTTCCTTACTTGAAGTGTATCGACATAGATTTTACCTCCATCTTTTGCAATTCGTTTTATTTTAGCTATTTCCTTTTCTTTTTCTGAATTTAACTCTTTAATACGTGCAATTCTTGCATCGCGTTCAGTCTCAAACTCCTTTTTGCTCCAAACATCAGTATATTTACCTTTTACGCTTTTAAATAAAACTATGCATTTGCAATAATCATGTCGTCTAAAGAAATCCGGTGGCTGTTCACCATATTCATATTCACCTGCAAGGCTATGGCACCAATCGCAGCACTTGCCAACCTCTCTCCTAGTCACCATAGTTTTTAAACCAACCTGCGCTGATTTCCTGGCATTTTCTTTTACGAAATCGTCAAAATATGCTTGTGCTATGTTTTCGATTGGTTCATGCAAAAACCTTTCCAGTACATCTGTTTGCTTACGTTCTTTCTTGCTCATCCTCTATACCTGCGTTATATGCCTCCACAAAGTTATTTATCAAAGAATCAATTCTTTCTTCTGGAAAGCTTGCTGCTACTGGTTTAATACTTATCCCAAACGCTTTCCTTTCCCGAGTAATTACCTCTGCAGCTGCATCGTTAACAATTTTATGAACTTTTTTCATAATTGGCTTTATTGCCTTTTCTGCAATATTCCAATACATTCTGTCGTTTGGAAGCGTTATTTTTGATAGATTATCTCGTATGACCTGTGATGCAATTTTTCCAGTTATTTTAGAGATATCTACAACATCTGCTTGTGTAGCGGTTCTAGCATCAATTCTTTTATAGATTTCTATTAGCTTGCTACTTTGAGATATCTGATTCTTAAAGTTCGTATCAATCTGTGCCTGTAATTCAACACCAATATCACGCATGCTATTGCTCCTCTGCAGCTATTCCGGAAACGTCCCTCAAATTATTTTTTCCAAAGTAACCAGGAACTGCTTGATTGATTTTAATAGCTCCATCACCAATGCTGCTTAACATGGTTGCATCTGGTGAGAAGATTGGCTCCCACTTTGGCTTAGTCATGTATATTTGACTGCGTTTATATTCATAAGCGTCCCTAACACACGCAGCTAAATATCCCACGTTCAGGAATCCTGTTCCAAATCCCCTTTGTGCCTTTAATGCAGAAAGCCTTAAGCACTCATGAGATGCCTTGATTGCTTCTTGCGAAGATGGATTATCAGTTACAAAGCCCAAATCATCGAGCGTCAAGCCCGTTTCACCTGCAAAAAGTGCTGCAAACATTTTTAATTGCTCGGTATGTGGTTGCATTGATTGCTGTGTAAACTGCCCAAATTTTGGCTCTGAGTCATTTTTTGAATTTGATTTAGTCAAAGTAAACATCGCCGACATTGCTGCTTGCCACTTATCCTCAATTTCAGCATCTTCATCTAAGCCAGTAACCCACTTTTGTGGAAAGCTGAAAAACTCTGCAGATATTTCTGAACGTTTTACAGTTCTTGCCGCGCCTTCTACAAGAGACATGCACGCTCTACTTATTCTGGAACGTCCGAATGTTCTATTTGCATCAGGTCTATAAATTATTGGTACCAGTAGTGGAAACGGCGCTGGATTATGGTATATTTCAACCCCCTCAAACTTTCGGTAGACAATAGTGTATTCAGCAGTGAAGTATGCTTCTACAGTTGGTCTCTTAGTTTCTATGTCCTTTTCTAAAACTGCATAGCCTTCACGAAGCATGCCAGTTGTTGTATCTATAATTCCTGTAGCTTCATCTCCGTTTATCACTTGTAGTTTTGGGAATCTGTCTCTATCAGTTGTTATATAAATAAAAGAGCATGATGATATCAATGCTCCTAAAATTGCGCTATCGAATAGCACATCGCTGTTATTCAGTTGATAGATTGTGTTTATATCAAAAACATCTTTTTCAAATTCCCGGAATATTAATCTGTCTGCTATCGAATCTACAGCCTTTCCACACCATCCGAGAGTTGATACCATATTGCGCAGCTTTGGTGGAGTAGATATTCCAAAATCAGGAACGTGGTTTTTCATGGCGTAATAGTTATATCTTTTTGCCACCCTTATTTTCTTAAGCTGTAATTTCCGCCTTAAATATTCAATGCCTCTATAGTTCATTTTTTTCTCCTAAATTTTTTTAATCATAGGGGTTATATTTTTGCCACCGTGTGTTTTTTTTCGTAGTGACGGCGTGAAGGTCGCGAGCCAGGGGGAGGGAGGGGTCAATGCCCCCTACTTCACTTGAAAAAATATTTTATAAAACTTTTCAAAAAGTTCTCCAATCCACGCTTTGAGGAAGAACTCTATTGCTTATCTTTTGCTCCTCCTGTGGTGGAGTCGTATCATTCTTCACTATCTTGTCTGACTTTTGCCTATTGCAAATTAAATGAGCGAGTTGAAGATTATCTATGTCACTTGGATGTCCACCTTTTGTCACTGGAATAACGTGGTCTATACACGGTGACATTGGATGTGGATAACGCAAGCTGAAGTCTACCGGGTGTCCACAAATTGCACAGACTGACTGGGTGGCATAAATCTTTTTCTTGTTCTTTTCAAAGAGTACCCGGTGGGGTCCATTTTTATCAGGGCGGGGCATATTTTGAATAAGGGCTACTCCCATAGTACCCGGTGCACTTTCTGTCTGCTCGATTCTTTGCTCAACAGCTTCTTCTTGCTTGTGTTGAGCAATGCTTACATGATCTTCTTTTGCAAGTGCTGTAGCTAATTTTGTTTGTTGTATTTCCTCGATAACCTTCTGAATCTCTAATTTTTTTAATAAATTGTAGCCTGCTGTGCCTGCAGTTTTGCGGCTACAACCATATGCCTTTTGATAGGCTTGTGTTGCGTTAAAACAATTGCAGTAATATGCGCAAAATAATTTTTGCTTAGATGTAAGAAATTTATTTTGCATCAAACTTTCTGACTCGTCATCTAATATTTTCTTTAGTGTCTTTGCAGACTTCTTGCGAGCCTCTTTCTTCTGCACAACTTTCTTTGATGCACTAACCTTCCATTCGCCACGCCTTTTCCAAGACCTCAAAGTATTCTCATTTATTTCTAGTTCAACGGCTATTTCTGGAATTGAATAGCCCTCGCTATATCTCCGTTTTGCTTCCTTCTTTTTTTCTTCGTTAGTCATCATAATTACTCAAAATAAATGCGGCAGCTTTCGCCACCGCTTAGTCAATATTTATCAAGGAGTTGTTCATGGTTTATCTCCACATACACTATAGCATGGGTGCAACATGAATTTTACTGAACTGTTTTGTAATTTTGTTGCTTTGCTATATCTTGTAGTGCTCTCCCATGCAGGATGTATACCCATCGCTCTGTCATATACATTTCTTCTGCAATTGTTTCAAAGGTCTGTATCCTTATGTATCTTCTGCGTAATACCTCTGCATGATCTGCATTAGACAGTTTGTAGATAGCCTCTTCAATCTTAACTCTTTGCCTCCAGAGTTCGTCTCTTAATTTCTTTTGCTTTTCTCTCAAAGTTGCTAGTTTAACAGCTGTCTCCTCTGTTACCTTGCTAATACTATCACCGCTCGGCATTCCATCGTAGCTTACCGCCTTAACTCCCAGCGTTTGTTCTATATCAAATATTTGACTGTCAAGCTGTGCAATTCTCTCCCCAATCCTTCTATACTCGTTCATGAATTCTTTTGCCGTCATATTTCACCTATTTTTTAGTTATATTATCCCACTTAAATAAACTTGCTCACTAGAGCAACTCATCACCTTCTGTAATTTTCTGTTTTTCGCATTCGTATAAGCAAGCTGAATCCGGAACCATTACCTCCGTTTTCCTCGTCTTGCCCGAACAAAGCCAATTGCCTCCCATCATGTTCAACAAGGCAATCCGTAAATGTGTACCTTGTCTTGTTGTTTTTATTAATAAGCTTAGATATATATAGCCCATCTGATGGATCATTAATAATTCTCTCCATCTGGGATTTAGTTATAGCTTTATCTGAAACTATAGGATCAGGCTTTTCTAAATTTATGGAGCTACCCCAGCATCTTTTACTCTTACCCTGTCTGGCCATATATAGAGCTTTGCCTGTGATTCCGTATTCATCAAATTTGAGCTTATCCGAATTTGAAAATCCGGCCTTCCATTTATCCTCTATGACATCTCTATCCACATTTCCAAATATCATGTGGATATGAGGTCTAGCTTTTGACCCAGTATCATCTCCAGCATGGTTGGATATTACATACACATATTTCACTGGCGCACTGGATCTCTTTTTCATCTCCCTGCGGACTCTTGCCACATAGTTAGTTATATCCTTAAGTACCTGCTCTCTGTTATATGGCAGATGAGCATCATCATATGTGAGATCTATGCTAAAGTCTCCCTCTTTAAAATTAAGATTGCATAATCTGACAAAGTATCTCTGACTTCTTTTTGAATTTAGATTCTTCTGTGCCGGTGATGACTCGTGTCTTTTTTCTGCTCTTTTTATAATTCTCTTCCTTGGAGACACATTATATATTTCTAACTCGAGATAATCTCCAGTGTAATATTTTTTCGTTCTTATCATAGTTACTTAAATGCCTGACTTGTTAATACTCATTTGAACTCTTAATCCGGCTTAATGCCGGATGATTTTACCGTATTGTTTCTTCCTATATATAAGGAAGAAAATTTTGAAGTTTTAATTCTATATATGAAAGCGGTAAGCATCTGTAAAAGTAGTATGTGCTCTTATATATTTATGTACGATTTTGAAAGGAGTATACCTTCTGCCTACCGCTGTCATATCTTATGTTTTCCATTTATGCATACACATATATACACACTAATAGGATTGTTAGCCCTGTAAGGAGTAGTACATCTGCTATCATGAATAATTTATTTGCCACATCCATCCTCTTCATTGCTGTGAATGATAGCGCTACTATTCCAACCATAAGACCTGTGATTAAGAAAGTTATTATTAAATTAAGCATTTTTTAATTCTCCAGTAATATCATTAACCTCTTCAGCCTTCCATGCTGGTACTATGGGGAGTGTACAAGTGGTGCATTTATCATAGTTATGTTCTCGGCACCACTTGCATATACCCTCACGCTGTTCTTCCGTATACATAGCTGCTATGTCTTTCGACCTAATCAAGCGGAAAGTCTCCTGCAATTTCTGCATTAATAGGGTCCTCGTATCTTGCGATGATTTCTGCCATGACTCGTTCTTCTTCCGAATCCTGTCTGTGCGGTTCAAGATACTCATTCACTCTTTTTTCACCAAGTAGATCATCAAAGAATTTATGCACTCTACTTTTCCTCATGTGTTTTGGTTTAGCTTTCATTTGGGTTCCTCCCGTCAAGCTCATCAAGAATTCTTCTCATTTGTCGTTTTAATTTGTATTGGATTACACTATCTGTATTGATATCTAATCCGCCTTTAAGTTGTGCAATCATAATTTCTACATCACCGATTTCTTCGGTGATATCCTCTTTATTCCCCCATGCTAGAGCTGTAATAAGTTCTGATAATTCTTCAATTGTTTGTTTAATCTGAAGCTCCTTACCGTAGTGCTCCCATATTTCTGTAATCATCTTGGCGTTCTGTTCTTCTATTATTTCTTTATTTGTCATCTTCGTATTATCCTTTCAATTGTTCTTCCTCGATATGTAATACCTGAAGTAATGCACTGCGTACTTTCTCCCCTTGTTCTGGATCCTTGCTCTCGATAATTTCTAAGCTTTTGCAGCAAGATTGGAATACCTCTTGCAATATATTTACCTGTGCACGAAATGTAGTTAAATCTTCTTGGCTACTTGCAGATAGCTCTTTTTCAAGGCGAGCAATTGTTTTCTCTGCTTCGGAATACGCTTCCTGAAGTTTTGCCTTGCCTTCCTTTACAGCTTCCGCTTTCTCTTTTTCATGTTCAGCCTTATATTTATCTACAGCCTCCTGTACAGCCGTTTCCGTTTTGTTTTTAGCTGTTTGTGCTTTCGCTTTTTCTTTTTCGAGTTTTTCTTTGAGCCTTTTAATCTCATCATCCTTCGCAGTAAGTTCCTCAACGCTTATCTCTGATTCGGATTGTTCAGCTTCTAGTTCTACAATTCGGTTTTTGAGATTTTCTATTTCATCCGTACCAGCTTCGAGTTCATCATTTCTTGCTTTGAGGTTGGCTATTTCTGCCTTCAGCTCTGTGACTGTCATATTGTTAATATCTTCAGACTCAATCACTTCTTTTGCGACATCATCTGGAGCGGATAAAAGTGCGAATGCCTTGGAAATGCTCAAATTCGTACACGTGTACGAATTTGAAAATATGCTGTTTTCATCAGATGCACGTTTGGCCAATTGCATCATTTTGTTTGCTTTTGACTGTGAAAAATCCAGGTTATTATCACACCATGTGCCAAACTCTCCATGAGGTAATCGCTCCTTTACTATGAGCAGGCGGCGACCGGCGGATGCTGCCATCATGAGTGCGACGTTTCCGACTGCCTCCATCTGTTGATATAATCCATTTGCCTCATGACACAGCTGCTCCGTGCTCTTATCTTCTAGCTCACCATTGGCTTCATTAATTTCATAATTTACATCTATAATTGATTCTTTCATTATGCTGCTCCCTTCTTAGGTTTCTTTTTACTTCTTGGCTTGACAATGTTTTCCAGCCAATCATCTACCCACTTTCTAACTTTGGGTGCTGGCAGGCGATTCCCTGTTCCATAGCATTGATGTATCCGGTTGTCACGGAGTTCAATTGTTATGAAAGGTGCGTCTGGTTCATCAGTTCGCCTCATAACAAATACTGCTGTATCTCCTTCCGTTACGCTGTAATAGTATGAAGCAACACAATTTTTGTTATAACGACCTTCCTCTTCAAATTCCTTACAGTTTTTAAGTGGTCGTATAAGATATTCATTATCTTGATAAACATACTTTTCTAATTGCGGAAGATGCATTTTTTCGTAATTCTCTTGTTGCTTTTTGTATTTTTCTGCTTTCTCTGCATCTTTCTTTTCCAGATACTCTCTCGAGACTTTATCATGTGCTTCATTTAAGTTTTTAGGATATAGATAGTAATCATTTTGTGGATATTCCAGTTCTTTAAGCTGTACATAATAATCTTTGTATAAGCTTCCAATATCACTACGATTACCAGGATTGCAATGTGTTTTACATTGTTTTTCAAGATACCTAAATAACTGAATTAAATTATTAAATTCCCTCAGTTCTTTTATCCAGCCACAACCATAGCCGTTTCCGCACAAGAATCTCGCATCCGAAATCCATTTTTGGCATAGTTCCATATGTTCTTTTTTTACTTTGTTTTGCTTCTTAAGGATCTTGTACCTTAATATTCCATCTGTATTGAAATAATCCCATTGCTTCAGTTTATCGATATCCTGCGGTGATAGTCGCAATAGTTCGGGAATCGTTCTAGCCCGCCAGTTTGGCCTTATATATGTTGATATTTTTTCAAGCTTGTACTCTACCAGATGCGCAAGTCCTGATTTTTTAATATATTCAACACTTGGATATATTGCACAAAACACCATCTCATCAATCAGGTAGTTAACAAAATATGAATCAGCAAAATTTGTTCCCGATTGCATTTTTAGATGTATATCCATGTGCTTCAAAAAGCTTCGGGCAATAAGATTATCTGAATTTATATCCACGACAAATCGTTCATTTGATATTACATGTTGTGGTTTGTATTTCCCCCATTCAGGCTCCCCGGTTCTCCAATTCCAAATGTAGCCATATGAATACTGTTCATCTCTGTTGATTACGTTGATTGATTCAATTTCTATCTCAATAGTGTCTTCTATTTGTTCAACATTCTTTTCTGCACATCTCCAGTAGCTGCAGGCTGAGGCACAGTATATACTTTCATCTTCTAACCACAACCAAAAGAAATATTGATGTGTTCCAAAAGGAACCGTGGTGTGAGGTATTGCTGTTTCCCTTGTTTCACAGCAAGGACAGCAAACAACGTCGTTCTTATAGATAGTCTCTGTATAATCCCAGGCATGTCCGCAATGTGAGCAATGTGCTATTTTCTTCCAGCGGTTATATACAGTTGCTGCACAGGTTTCCTGATTCACCCACTCCTCAAAGTTATCCGGAAAGCGAACATTTACAGGTGCGTTATCTACATTTCTATAATTGATTTGCATATCCACCTCCTCTACATAAGGTCAAGGATATCTATTGTTCCTGGATTAGTGATGTTTGATGATGGTTTCGCATGAATGTCGTAGTAATCATCAATGATTTGCAGCACTTCTTCATCTGTAAGGCATCCGACATTGTTCCTTGCATTTTTCCTGGCTTCGGATGTAATTTTAGAGATCAAGTCTTCAATTGATTTACCTTCTGCCGTTATATGCGTTGCCACATCTTCAGTCTTGCAGACTTCATTTAGATGTTCTTCTATGAAATTGGCAAGAGAGCCACCGATTTTCAGTGACTCTTCAGTAATTTGTTCTCTCGCCTTATTAATTACTTCTAAACTCATGATTTTTCTCCTGTTGCTATTACTCTATCTTTAACCTTCAAATTCGCCGGACAGTATGATACTTAATTCATATGCTTCCTCTTCAGTAAGAGTGATACCACGTGACATCTTTTCATGCTTAGGATCCCACTCTCGTATGTCATACTTTGGATCATTATCATTCCAGGATACGAGATTGAGTTCCTTCGTCCATCCATTCTTGCTTTCTGAAATAATCCCTATATGTTCCTTGATTTCACAATTAATCTGATTCATTTTTCTCCTCGTTTCTTTATTCTTCAAAATTCATACCGCATATACGTGCCATCTTCTTTGGTTGTGTTCCGTGACCATATTCACCTGCTTGCGGCTTATTTTGCATAAAGGCTCTGAAGTCTACCATGCACTGAGGACAGAGATCATATACTCCCTCTGCTTCTCCTATCACATCAAGCTGTTTGCTACGATTTCTATAGTCAATTTCTTCTCCGCATCTATCACAGAAAATGCGTTTCATGCTTGCCTCCCTAAATAGTCATCTGGTTCTGTTGCTTTCTTTTTCTCACAATATTTATTTTTGCCACTACTCTAGTAATCACAACTTCGCTATCAGCTGCACTAACTTTCACCGATTCAATAAACCCTTTATGAACGAGTTCACAAGCAGTTTTTACTAAATCGATTGCAGGCTGTTCCATTGGTTCAAATTCGAGTTCACTTGATTTTGAACCGCATAACATGTCTACATTTTCGCGCATCAATCGAAACCACTTAACTTCACTTTCACAATCACATTTATCTGTTGCAATAGCGTCTGCCTCTTTCTGTGAATTTGCATCCACAAGATGCATTTGCCCGCAATCTTTGCAAAATCCCTTCATAATGCGTACCTCTCTTTTACTAAAACATTTCTCTTGGCTGACCCTCTCTGGCGTGTAACCTTTCATACTCTTGCTCTCTAGTTTCGATGTCCCTTTCTTTTGATTTAATGATCTCCATTAGTATTTCTTTCGTTTGTGTTCTAGAGTTATGCGTTGTTCTCAATCTTTCTTGATACTTGCATATTTTCCTTTCATCTTCTCGATTGGCGAATATAAGTTCACGCATTTTCTGGCGACCTTCCAAATCATAACGGCAATGCCATTCATCGTTGTACTCACACTGTTTACAGCATTTGTCGCAAATAGTTCCTTTAACACGGCGGCACCACCGGAAAGCTCTATTATCTCTCGGTGTTCCATGTTCGTGACCACAGCGATCACATATGCAACCAGCCTCTACCATTGTTACTGACATTGGTTGATGATATCTATGATCATCGCTGTTCCTGAATCAGCAGTGACATTAGCCGCCTTTTGATACCCATTGTTAAATGTTGCGACCACAAGCTCATGTGTACTTTCACGTTCATACTTTAGCGATACCAAATCATAGAAGCCTCTTGTTTGTTGCAGCGTTGATAGCAACTCATTACATATTTTTTGTTTGTCTTCCATTTCTACTTCTTCTCCTTTATCAATTACAACCTATGGCGTACAGAAATACCCACAGCATTGGGATGAACAAGGTGGCAGCGATTGAACCTACTAATGCAATCGGTTGAAAGTTTCCATCTTCGTCTGAACACACATACTTAACAGCTTCTACGAATTCCTTCATCTTGATTCACTGACCTTTCACTGCTCTTAATATCGATATTTATTTCAACTGAGGCATTAGCTATTGCATCTGCATAGCCTGTGCAGTACATTAATTCTGCAAGAGGCTCTAATTCAGCTGGAAAATCGATATCGAATGCATCCTCTAAACTCAGATATAGTATTTTTTTATGACTTTCATATGCTGCTTTCGCTGTTTTTGATAACTCTTCTTCAGTTATCATTGGTTTTAGATTCTTTTTATTCATTGTGGTTTTCCTCCAAATTTACGTTTAATCACATCGTCTTGTTTTCAAAAGCCTATCGGCTACATCTGATGCAAAGTACTGCTTCTTCTTTCCATCTGTTACATAGTCACAACCTGCCATGAGGTTGATAACGTAGTCTCGGGATTTACCCAGATACCTAGCTATGTCAGACTGACATGGCCAGTTCCCAACTTCCTTTTTTATATCTCGAACTATTGTTTGTTTATCCATGTCCTTGTCCTTTTCTTCCTTTGAAGCTTGCAAATTACCAGAATGTCTCCCTTTCTTTCTATGAATGTTGCTTCGTTGCAGATTCCATCGCTGCTGCATTTGACGCTATAAGTGGAAATTTTGACATAAGTGATGATGGATTCAACATAGTCAAGGGTTGCTTTTTCACATATAAAAAGCTAATGCCTGTTTTGAAACGCTTTTTATAAGCTTTTTCCACACCTTCAAGATATGTCTTTATAAATGACCCGACTGTTTTTTCATCGTATTGACTTATAGGTTCGCACTTTATTTCCATTTTTAATCTCGGACACTTCGGAATACTTCCCTTGATAAGCCTTCTGAAGTATTCAGGCGTTTTACTTGTCTTATCTTTCATCTTGGTTCTCCTCTTCAGCTGTAAATCAACATGTTTTCTAGCTTGAAATATATTTCCTACTTCGATACAATTTGTTTAGCCTTTTAGGCAAATTCTTAAAAAGGTGGTGGTCATCTTGACACAACTTTTGAACTTGCCAGCTCCTTTAATCTAGGTCGCCCTTCGTGGCACCACGACACGTAAAACTGGGTAATGGCAGATTACTGATACAGCGTTAACGTTACGATACGTATAAATCGGTGACTGGCTTAGTCGTTAAATTAGCCCACTGTATCAAGTACTCCTGAATTGTTGTTAGCGTAAGGCTTTATAGCGAAATCGGAATCGCTAAAGTAACAACTTGTCCCATAGAAGCCGTGAGGCCGTTCATGTGCGGCGAAAGCCTGCAGGGCAAAAAGGTAAACAAATCCGACGAAAAACTATCAAAGACGGCCCTTTGGTAGTTTTTTTGTTTACAAGAATAAGTACTCCAGTGTCATCTCAGGAAAGAATGTATCCCGTATTGCAAACATTTCAATTCTTGTAAAGTCCGTTCTTCCAGAGAGCTTATTTGAAATCGACCTTTCGTCTTTCCCTATAGCTCTTGCTATATCTCTGTTAGATATATGTTGTTCTTTCATTTCTTTCTGCAAATTTTTAAACATAACTTCTTTTTTATCCAAGTCTTACATTCTCCATGATGAGATATCTTTACTTTCGGAACACATGGCAGATTATTTCACATTGAAATAATCCCTACTGTTGCTACCAATGCTATAAAGATTGCATAGACCGCATATATTATTGATTCAGTCTTCCCTTTTATCTTCGTCATTATGGGTATGCAGATGATTACAGATAACCAAATGCAAATTATGCAAGTAATCATTATCTTCTCCCACTTCATCATTCTTTTTATCGACTTTTATACTTGCTTTGATGTACAATCCCCCTATGGAGGTGTTTTATGATTAGAATTGATCGCAAGCTTTTAAAAACTATTCTTAAGATTTCTGATTCTTATGATTCAGAGTTCTTCTATGATATTGACGAAAGCAAAATATTGTTTAATGACAAACGTTACAGCGTTCCCATTGATAAGTCTGAAATTAAGGCTTCTCTTGATAGACTTATCGATGCTGGGTATTTAATTCCTTCTGTTAACTCGTGGTGCACTGTTGGATTTTCCATTTCTCCAGAGTTAAAACATGCAAAAGCATTTTGGTTTGATCGTGTTACTAAACGATTTATTTATGGCTTTATATCTGGTGTTTTAACATCTGTCTCTGCAGCTCTATTGGTGAAACTTATAGAAAAATACTTCCTATAACGTCAGCAAGCCAAAACCCTACAGCTGTACCCACTAGCGAACCCAATATACAGGCCACTAATTCTAATGGGCTTTCAAATATTTGCTCGCCTTTATCTTTTTCTTTCATATATTCTTCTCCCTCTTCAGTTTCTCACTTTTGTTTAGTTTTCTAAACCTAGTGGCAAAAAAAATATTTATCTATTTCAGTTTCTGAAATTCCTAACAACTTCATTGCTCTGCTCATTTCAGCCTGACTCCATTCCGCATTATTGTTAAGTTTCAATGACAGCGTAGATCTCCCAATTTCCAACGCATCTGCAAACTTTTCAAAAGTGCTGTATTTAGTCTTAATAAGCAATTTGAGATTTGTATAATCGTAATTCATCGTTCTCTCCTTTGTTTAGTTTTCTAAACTATACTTCATAATTTTCTCTCTGTCAACACTTTTGTTTAATTTTCTAAATATTTTTGTTTGATTTTCTAAACGTCATGTGTATAATGATATTACCTTATATCGAAAGGAATTATAGATGGACATTAGAACTGAAAGATTAAATAAAGCGTTTAAAGCTTCTGGATTATCACAAAGTGAACTTTGTGATAAAGCGGATATAAATAAAGGGGCACTCTCTTCATATCTTTCGGGAAGATATTTCCCAAAGCAAATTGCATTAGAGAAACTTTCCTCCGCACTAAATGTTTCTATTTCTTATCTGATGGGATTTGATATCGTTGATACGTCTGATGAAAAGTCTCGCCCTCTCCCATCAAATATCATTCTACCTGCAGCACACAAACTTCCTATCATGGGAACTATATGTGCCGGTGATGGTGTGGTATGCGAAGATGATTACCAGGGTACATTTATAGTAGATACAGATGTTAAAGCGGATTACTGCCTGAGGGTGCACGGGGATAGTATGATTGGTGCCAATATCTATGATGGAGATATAGTCTTTATTTCAAAGTCTTATGATTTTGTTCAAGATCAAATATATGCGATTGAAAGATTAGATTACAACGAAGCTTCTCTAAAGAGAGTTACGCAGGATGGCGACACGTTGATACTTAACCCTTGTAATCCTGAGTATCATGCAATGGTTACTGATTATGAGGATGTGAGGATAATTGGGCGATGTGTCGGAGTGTTGCATAGGTATGTGTAGATGTGGAATTAATTAGGAGGTTTATATGGAAGGTTTTGGGAACATTATTTTATACGAGATAGAAAATAAACAAGAGACTGTTTCTGTTACATTTAAAGATGAAACATTTTGGTTAACTCAAAAGGCTATGTCTGAACTATTTGGAGTTGGTGTTCCTGCAATCAGTAAGCATTTGAATAATATTTTCATTGACGGTGAATTAAACGAATCTTTAGTCATTTCCAAAATGGAAACAACTGCGAGAGATGGGAAGAATTACAATACCAACTTCTATAATCTAGATGCAATCATTGCTGTTGGATATAGAGTTAATTCAAAACAGGCTACTCGATTTCGCCAGTGGGCAACTGCCACGCTTAAAGAATATATTACTAAAGGCTTCGTACTAAACGACGATATGTTGAAGAACGGAAAGCCTTTCGGTAAGGATTATTTCAAAGAGCTTCTCGAAAGAGTTCGTTCCATCCGTGCCAGTGAAAGAAGAATATACCAGCAAATAACTGACATATACGCAGAATGTAGCATAGACTACGATAGACAGTCCCCTACTACAAAGGATTTCTATGCTATGATTCAAAACAAATTCCATTATGCTATTACCGGTAAAACAGCTGCTGAAATCATATATTCAAATGCTGATCATACGAAGGAGCATATGGGGCTCACTACTTGGAAAAATGCTCCGGATGGGCGGATATTAAAGAAAGATGTTTCTGTTGCGAAGAATTATCTTTCTCAAGACCAAATTCGCAGACTAGAAAGAACTGTTTCAGGATACTTTGATTATATAGAAGATTTAATTGAGCGTGAAAACACTTTCACGATGGAAGAGTTCGCAACTAGCGTCAACGAATTCCTTGCATTCCGCAAGTATGATATTATGCACGACAAAGGAAAAGTTTCAAATAAAGCAGCTATCAGTAAAGCGAACGAAGAATTTGATGTATACAACAAGAATCAAAAAATCTTTTCGGACTTTGATAAGGAAATAAAGAAGCTTAAATAGCATAAGTATACTTGGGGTAATGACTTGTCACGTAAGATAGTATAATTTGAATTATGCCGTTGTCGCATTAAGCGATGATTTAATTTATATTTGAATTAACTAATTGTAGAAAGGAGCAACGCATGGAATACAATGTGTATTGTGATGAGAGCTGTCACTTAAGGCGCGATTATTCTAATGTCATGGTTTTAGGTGCGATATATTGTGATCGCACAAAAGCTAAAGAAATCAACAATGAAATCAACGCTCTTAAGGAAGTTTATGGGTTTAGTAAGAAGTCTGAAATTAAGTGGACTAAAGTTTCTCCATCTGGTCTGAACTTTTACCTTTCCCTAGTTGACTACTTCTTTAATAATGAATATTTGTCGTTTAGGGGATATATTGCAAGAGGCACGGACGAGATTCGTGCTAAATCAACTAAAGAATATGACGATTGGTACTATAAAATGTATTATCGAACACTTGAATATGTCGTTGATCAGGATGTGGACTCGCAGTATAACATATATCTGGATATAAAAGATACAATAGGCTCTACCAAAGTTGCCACTTTAAAAAACTATTTGAATGCACACTATGGCAATGGTCAGATTAAAAAAATGCAACTTGTAGATTCGTCTGATATAGGTATTCTGCAGCTTGCAGATTTACTAATTGGAGCTCTTGCTTATAAGCATCGTCAACTCAAAACAAGTCAATCAAAACTTGAGATTATAAACAAAATTGAAGAGCTATCAAGTCAAGACATATTTCTTTCTGTTCCAAAAGCTAATTCTAAAGCCAATTGGTTTGTTTGGGTTCCAGATTCTTGGAGGTAGTACTAATGGAAAATTGTATTATTTCAGATAAGCTTTCTGATCCGATGCTGTATAACGGTGCATCTATTGAAGAAATACTAGACGAGGCTATGGATAATTTTTACCATTCTTTTTTAAAGAAAGAGGTCAAACCAAAGTATAATTCAAAAGATATATTTTTTAATATGAATAAAAAGTATGCAAACTTTACATTGAACTATCCCGAAAAGTTTTTGCATATTTCCTCTTTAGATATAGATGATACTAAATATGATATGCTTTTCTGTGAAAATGATTGGGCGAAAAATTCCTGTTTTAACACTTGTGAGAATGGAAACTCTAATAACCCTAATTTTAGGTTAATTGGCAGAATCGAATGTATATACCGTATAAATAGACTTCATTGGATTCCAGAAATAATAAATATAGCCAACAGTGGTTCTAATAATATAAAAGAATGGAATCACTGTTATAAAAACAGTAAAGGTGTTCTTAAAACAAAAAGATGCATTAGATACACCGATAAAGCTATTGATTATATAATTATTTTAGAAGAATCTAAAAATGGTTATGATTTTATAACGGCTTTCCCTGTTCTTTTAAAAAGCTTTAGACGAAGGTTTGATAAAGAATACTCAGCTTATAAAAACTAAAAAAGCCGGAGAACCAAAGGTAGTCCAGCATGCTCCTACATACACATTGGTAGTTGAGCTACTTAAAATATATCATATTATGTAAAAAAATCAATACATAATGTTTGTACAATGTCGTACAATGTGTGCACTTTATTTAGTATAAACTATAAAAATAGCCATCACCTGCTGCAACAGGTAACGGCTATAGAAATTGGCATCGCTTGATACACAAAGTTCCAACAAAAGTATATCAGCGATGCCTTGTTATTACAAGCAGGGCACTTTTTGTGCTCGGAAATGGATACGTCATGGCTGATTATTACAAAAAGACATTCACTTTTGAAGGTAAACGCAGATATGTGTATGGCAAGACTGAATTAGAAGCAATTGAAAAAAGAGCTATTCTTAAATCGCAACTTGAGGCTGGAAAAGTAGAGATTAGTCGTAACACTCAGGTCTTTATATGGATTAATGAGTGGCTAGATAATTACAAAGAGCCAGAAGTTAATTATCGATGGTATAAAGATATCCAGGCCATGTGCGAACGATTCATTATTCCAGCTATTGGTCATATGAGATTAAGCTCTGTTAAGCCTCTTCATATCAGAAAAGTGCTGAATCCTCTTCATGATTATTCATATTCATTCAATGCTAAAATCTATGATATCTTGAATCAAATATTTAATACTGCACTTGAAAATGAACTCGTTGTGCAAAATCCTATGACAGGTATAAAAAAGCCTCAAGGAAGGACTTCTAAAAAGAGACGAGCTTTGACTAGTGAGGAACGAGAAATTTCACTCAAAGTTGCAAATTATCATCGTGGTGGACTATTTATATTGCTTATGTTGTATTGTGGTCTTAGACCTCAAGAAATCGTTCCTCTTCAGTGGTCTGACATTGACTTTGTATCCAAACGTGTAACTGTGAATAAAGCTTTGAAATCAGACGGAATAATTCGAGGATTCACGAAGACTAAAGCTGGGATGCGGAGCATACCTATCCCAGGAGTATTGTTAGATAGATTAATTGCAGAGCATAAGAATATTACCGATGACTCGTTACTAATATGTGCGAATACAAGAGGTGAACGATATACTAAGTCATCGATAAACGATTTGTGGAAGAATTTTAAACGCGAAATGAATATAGCTGCAGGTTGCAAGGTTCACCCACAGAAGCACCAGGTTATGCCACCTTATTTTGTTCAAGCAGATCTAACCTTATATTGTTATAGACATACTTACTGTACCGACTTGCAGGCTGCAGGTGTACCAATTAATGTAGCCAAAGAACTTATGGGCCATGAGGATATAGCTGTCACATCAAAGATATATACTCATAAATCAGATGTAGCACTTAATAATGCTGCAGAATTAATAGATAAATATAGTCGTGGGGTATAGCCTGTGGTATTAATCTGATAAGGGCTAAAATCACTGATAATAAAACAAGACTCTTAATCAGGGTGTCCAGGGTTCGAACCCCTGATCACGCACCAAAAGGCGCAACTCGATAGGGTTGCGCTTTTATTTTACATAGTCATACTTTGATAGCATTTAATTTTCACATCTTAAAAGCCATTCTTTAGTGTTATCTAAAAAATGGCTTTTGTATGGTTTTAAAGATTAGCCTCGTTTCTCCCTACTTCAAATCCTCCAGCTTATTATCCTGGCGTTTTATCTTGCGCGTAGTCGTCCTCACGAAATCTTCTTTGCGGACGTAGACCTCACGGATTCGCTTGAACGGAGCGAGCCCCATATTGAGCTCAGTGACAACTCCTTTTATGAGCGTTTCAAGCTCATCGTCTGATGGAACACTTCCGAGTTCATCCTTTATCTCGTCTTTATCTGGAAGAATCTGTACTGCAACTACATCCTCTGATTCGCCTGATGCGAATACCATCGAATCGGATATGTACTGATGTCTGTTGATATAGTCCTCAATTTCCTCAGGATAGATGTTCTCTCCAGCATTCGTTACGATTACATTCTTAGCGCGACCAGTCAGAAACAGCCAGCCATCCGCATCGAAGTATCCGATATCGCCAGTTCTGAGCCAGCCATCCTCAAGCACTTCCTCAGTTGCCTCGGGGAGGTTATAGTAGCCGAGCATAACATTTGGACCTTTAAATAATATCTCTCCAATGCCATTTTCATCCGGGTTAATGATACGCACTGTTCCAGTCTCCACTGGCACTCCTACAGATCCAGATTTATCATACCTCGTCTTAGAAGCGCTCTGAGGTGTGCCTGTAATTAGCGGTGTGCATTCGGTCATTCCATACCCCTGAAGCACCATAATCCCAAAGTCTTCAAAGTCCCTGCAAATATCTGGTGCAAGCGCAGCAGCTCCTGTGATTACGAGCCTAAGCTTGCCGCCGAGTTCATTTATAATCTGTTTAAAAAGAGTTCTGCTCACATTTAAACCAAATTTTCGAGCGCTGCGACTAGCCTTCAGTGCTCTTCTGAACGTCTTTTCCTTTCCCGACTTCTTAATTGTCTTCATGATTCGGCCGTGAATCATCTCGAGAACCCTCGGCACTACGATGACAACTGTATTTTCAGCTTCGTGCATATTTTTGACGATATATTTCATGCCCTCGCAAAACGCAGTGCTTGCCCCGCGATATATCACGAGTAACATTCCGAGCGTGCATTCATAAGTGTGGTGAATCGGCAGTATTGAAAGTGTCTTGTCCCACGGATGGATATTCGCCACGCGGCACACATCCATGATATTTACCGTGATATTGCGATGAGTTAGCATAACGCCCTTAGGAGTACCTGTAGTCCCTGAAGTGAAGAGAATTACTGCCATTTCGTCGGGATCTATTTCAGCATCTGCAAAAGAAGTATCTCCCCTTGCAAGCTTATCCTCTCCCTCCACTATCAACGCTCTCCATAGATAAACCTTCCTACCAGCCCTTTCAAATTTAGTCACATCCCTAAGAAGTGTCTTTGGCTCATCCTCGAGCGATACTCTATCGCCGTAAAATTCTGTGATTATAAGATCTGTGATTGTTATGATATTAGAGAGCTTAGGGGCACATTCAGATGAACAGATTACCGTATGGCAGTTTGACGCATCGAGGAGGTTCTTTATCTCTTCCCCACCGAGCTCTTTGTCGATTGGAACCACAACAAGTCCTGCATTCATAACCGCAAGATAGGAGGCTATCCACTCATAGCTCCCCTCTCCAATGATCGCAACGCGTCTCTCATCATCTACCAGCTCAAGCAGCATAGTGCCAATGGCTTCGACATCATGGCCTAGAACCTCATAAGATACGGGGATGTATTCTCCACCACGTTTTTCTTTTACCCAAAATGCAGGTCTCTCACTGTGCTTTTCAACGCTTCCAGCAAGAAGATCCTTGAGCGTTGTAATCTCTCGAATATCCTTGTACCAGTACCGACCACAATCCGAGCCTTTCTTCTCGATAAACGAGTTAGCTCCAAATGGGTTAGCTGTAGCCTCACTATTAATCGTGCTTCTCATATCATTCATAGCATGCTCTCCACACAAAATTACATTTAGTTAACATTAATCATACCATATATTCGATTTTAAATTAAGCAAATCGTCATGCTATGCATCACAATACCAGGCTCGAAGCATTCCCTTTTGCCTAGTAATCCGCTCGGCAATGTGTTTGATTTTATATAATCGCCGTGTTGCAATTTTCACATAGCCTTTAGATTTTTCATGTATTTATTTGGTACAATAGGCAACATAAGTTATTCCGAACGTAAGGAGACAGTATGAATTACGCAAAGATTAGATCGATAGCGCACCTCGTGTCTCTCGTATGTCTACTACTCATCTTCGTAGTATCTACGAGCAAGTACGTCGCTGCTGCTACTCAGTCCGATTCAGCTCGTACAGGCATCCCCGCAAAGATAACTGCTCAGCACAAGCAGGAATCCGACATTCCAGACTGCACTGAGATTGAAGTTGCTGTTGATGCAGCTGATTTGTCTGTCCCAACTATGACAGATTCAGCAGCTGACACTGTTGCTACTCATGCAACTACCACTTCTTATTCAGCTCCTTTAGTTTCAACTGGAACTAATACTATAAAGGCAGTAGAGGATGAGAAGGCAAAGAAGAAAGCTGAAGAGGAAGCAAAGAACAGCGAGTCGAGTCGCACAGCTACTTCCATAAAATACACTTATTCTGGAAGTGTACTCTCTAAGTCCAAGGGTACCAACAACGGTCCTTCTGGCAAGGAGACCTACTACAACCTCAACATGTCGAGAGTCGTATCAGCTATGGGTAGGTTTGGATATTCGTCATCTGACTACTGGGTTAGAGCTGACGGAGTTAAGATGCTAGGCAACTACGTAATGGTTGCAGCTAGCTACAAGACTCACCCTAAGGGTTCTTTAGTCCCAACATCTCTTGGAACTGGAATCGTATGCGATACAGGTGGTTTTGCGGCAAGTAATCCAACGCAGATAGATATAGCGACAAATTGGTAAAAATTTACGGCTTTCGTAATCGATATTATACCGGCAAAAGGATCCCTATAATCCCCGCGCTACACGAACATCGAAGCGAGAACCTCGGTCCGTCGGTGCACGGACCAATATATTTGCGATGATACGAATTAAGAGAAGCAAGCAATGCGCTGGCTTCTCTTTTGTTGATTCTCAGCTCATATTTCTGCAGCTAAGCTAAAATATTTCTAGCAGCTCCTCGCAATTAGTTATAAGATAAAGATAGTTATTTGCAAATTACGAGGTACTAACATGGAGAGATATACTTTTTCTGCATCAACTGCTAAATCAGACATTTATGTAGGGCTTCTTTTCCCTGCTCTAATAATGCTGCCCATCCTAGCGATACAACTGATTCTGTTCTACCTTAAACTCAGTGATGTGACTAGGTCCCATCCAAATATTTTCATCTTATTGGTTTTTGCCTGTGTTAATTTCAGCTTTTATATCGCTAAAAAATTTCAATCGAGATTTGTCAAAGACTATACCGTCACACTTGACGGAAGCGAAGTTACCATTCTGTGTGATGATATTGAGATTCTCTCGGGCACTGTGGTTTCTTGCAAATTCAAGGGCTTGGGTTCTAAATTTTTCGCTAAAGCTGCCTCATTAGATATCTTCACTGACTACGAAGATATAAAACTTCGCGCCAGAGCCAGGGAAGGGGGGAGTTTACTATCCCCTAACTGGAACCCTTTTGCAACAGGCAGCATATCTGATGTGGATGTGCTCCTGTCACTGGGCAGAAGGATTGATGATGTGCTGGCGACTGAATAA